GGCCATACTCAACATCCATGCTGTAACGCCCGGCTTCATCCGGATTTTCAGAGGCCACCGTGTTCACCACCACCGTGCTGCTGGTCCGTCTGGCCTTCAGCACAATGGTGCAGTTCTGTACTGGTTTTCCTGTGCCATCTTTAAGCACGCCAGAAATTTTTACTGTCATACTTTTCCACCAATAAAAAAAGCCCGCAGCAGTGACGCCACGGGCTTCAGGACAGTGTAACTTTACGTTTCCTCAAACGCAGTTCACCCCATAAGGCGGATGAACCTGCGTATCATAACAATATTTACAGAAGATAAATCGGCGTCTGTTGTCAGAAACGGTATCCGATACCAACAATAAATGCATCCGTTCGCCAGTCGCCACTACCGGAACCTTCATAAGCAATATCAATGGTCACGGATTCGGTCGGGTTAAACTGCACGCCAGCTCCCCACGCCAGAGACGTGTTGCTGTGGCGATCGTCATCACTTCCGGTCAGCACATCGTGCGTTTTCCCCTTGTTGTCAGTTACGCGGAGATAATCCCCGGAGAACGTCGACACACGGCTGTAAGCCACACCTGCCATCGCATAAGCACTGAACCATTCATTCACGCGTACAGATGGCCCCGCCATCACGCTGAACCAGCGGTTACGCACGGAATCTTCATGCCAGCGGGTATCGCTGTAGTGCGTTTTTTGCTCATCCTCAGCATTGGCATAACTGAAGGACGTAATCAGCCCCAGCGCGTCCGTAAACTCATAACGGTATTTCACGTTAATCCCGTTCAGATTATCGCTGCCTGGCATATCAGTGTGGGTCTGAAGATACCCGGCGCTTAGTGTGGACTGATGCTCTGCTGCGCTCGCTGGCGTACCAGCGGCAACCAGCCAGACTACTGCGGACAGAATAACAGCACATAATTTACGCATAATTACCTCTCGCTTTTCTGCAATAAAAAAGGCGCCATTTCTGGCGCCCGTATTGGGGTTATAAAATTCAGCTAATCGTGATGCCTGCAGTGGCTTTCTTCATCACAACAACCAGCAAATCGCTGATACTTGCTGTGGGATACCAGCCATTTACCCACCATGCTGATACAGAAAACTCCAGCGTCATGTGGCCGCGACCAGCAGGCATATCAATAACACCACTGTAAACCAGCGTATTATCCAGCGCGGTACGGTTATAAATTTCAGCACCGTTTTTCCGTACTATCAGGCGGCATGACGAATAAATATCGTTATTCTCCCGCTCATGTCTGGCACCGCTGAATGCCACCGCCGGAATAACAATTTGCCGGTCAAACGGCTGATCGTCATAAACCCTGACGGTAATGGTCCCTGATGGCCACCTCTCCGGTGCACGGGAGCCACGGGGGAAAGCCTTACCCACTGTTTTAACGAGATCGCCTTCAATCTGGTTTGCAGACAGTTTCCCTCTGATGACACAGTTCTCGTTAATGGTGACATTATTGAGCGTGCCGGTATTCGCCGTGATGGCTCCACTGATATCCGCATTGCGGGCTGCCAGCCTGCCATCCGGCGTCAGGGAAAACGTAGGAGGATTGCCGGATGACGTGATGCTCACCGCAAACAGTCGCTTCAGGAACACGTCGTTCATGAACAGCTGATTCCCCTGCGCCACAAACAGCGGCGTGGTGTTGCCATTCTCCGGGGTAATCATCGCGATACGGTCAGCCTGCAGCAGAATACTGCTCAGCGTCTGACCATCAACATCCTCAATCCCCGCACCAATCCCGGCCACATAGGGAATACCGTTTTTTGTTTTCTGCACCTTCAGCATATACATGGCATTCAGCTCATTGCGCGTGTCTGACTGAACCCGCTGGATTTGCTGTATGGTCACGGCCTGGTCACCCAGTTTTTTATCCGTGGTCGAGGTAATTTCACTCCCTTTTTTATCCACGTACTGGCGGACCTGTGCTATCTGTCGGGCATTTTCTGACTGCCCCTGGCTGACAGTCTGTGAGATTTCACTGCTCACCCGGTCCACTTTCTGGCTCACCTGCGCGATGGCCAGTGTCTGGTCCTCATTCTTTTTCGCAACCAGCTGCGTGAGGCTGTTTTCTGCCTCCCCGATTTTCCGGGTCACTTCTGCGATATCCGTGTCCATCCGCTGACGGATGTCTTCTTCCAGTTGCGTGACCTCCGTACGCAGCGCTGAAGCATCAATGCGCTCTTTCAGTGCCTGGCCCAGAAGCGTCTCATCTATCAGCCCCCGGAAAATTTCCAGATACCCTTCACCATCATTGCTGGGCTGCCCGCTGGCTTCCACAAAAGCAGATTTTCCCACCAGGTTGACGCTTCGCACGTAAAACCAGAAATCCGTCCCCGGCTTAATCCGGCTCCCCTGGACAGTCCACTGACTGCCGGTCCCCAGATAACGGGCAGATTTTTCCACCTGTGCTGTGTTCGTGATGCGTTTTTCTGAGAACCAGAATTCAAACTGTACCGTCGGGTCATACACCGCAAGACGCGGGACCGCCGTTATCTGAAAATACCCCGGCGTCAGCTCAATGGTGGCGGGTTTTGCAGGCGCGTTAATCCGGAAGGTGGTGGTCGCAGGTTCGCCCTGCTGGCCGTAGCTGTTAATGGCCCGCACCGTCAGGGTGTATTCCCCCAGCGGCAGACCACTGAAACGGTGCTCCGTGTCTGCGGTGATGGCGGTGCTCACCAGACGGCTGTCTTCTCCGCTTCCGCTGGTCAGACGCAGACTGAAGCGCACACCCTTCACCACCCGCGGCGTGTCCCATTTCGCCTGTGCCAGATACTGACCGTCAGCTGCACTCACCTCCACCGTCAGGTGCTGCACTGCCGGTGGGATAACGCTGTTCAGGCTGCCTGACTGCGGCTCAAAGCTGGCCCCGTTATCCACAATGGCTTCTTTTTCCGGTACGTGCTGCACCGCCGTGATGGCGAACGTGCCGTCCGTGTTTTCCCGAATGGAGACACAGCGGAACAGGCGACGACGCAGTGACGGCAGGGAGAGTCCCCACACACCGTATGTCTCCACACCATCCGGCAGGGTGCTGACCTGTATCCGGTCAGGCGCGGGGTGTGCGGTGATGGCCACGCTCGCCGGCTTACCGCTGCCGTTAATCAGATTAACAGTGGCCGTGCCGGTCTCCGGCAGTGTCACCTCCCGGTCCAGCGTCAGGGTACGGCTGGCGGCATCGATGGACAGGACACGTCCGCCGGTCATGGTCCCGGCATAGTCGTTATCACAGATTTCAATGATGTCACCGGGTGTGTGACGCAGCCCCTGTGACCCGAGCGTGAAATCCACCGTCTGCGTTTCCAGCAGTTCGGTCTTTATCACCCACAGCCCGGCACGGTGGGCCTGACCGCGGCTGGTACAGCCGAACGCGTCCATCTTCAGCAGGTTGCGTCCGTAGCGCAGTATGGCTTCCGGGTCTTCCACCAGTTCCGTGGAGGTCTGCCAGCCGTTCTGCGGGTCGGTGTAATTCACCTCCACTGCCGTGTGCCGGTCCTTCAGGGCACTGAAGCTGTAGCGGAAACCCACGCCGTTATCATCCACCACCACATCGCTGTTGGTGTACGGCCACACCACATCCGACGGACGGTCCTGAACGAACGTCAGCGTCTGGCCGTTCCATACCGGCATACAGCGCATCGCAGAGCAGAAATCACTGAGAACGTCCCACGCCTTACGCTGTTGTGCCAGGTACGCATTAAAGGTCATCCGCGGCTCGGTCCCCCCGAAACCATCCGGGACCGTCTGGTCGCAGTACTGCCCGATGGCATACAGCGCCCACTTGTCCACATCCGCCGCCCCCAGACGTTTTCCCATGCCGTAGCGCGGGTGAGTCAGCATGTCCCACAGACACCAGGCCGGGTTGTTGCTGTATGCCGGTTTCAGGCTGCCGTCCCAGATACCACTGTACGTGCGTTTTTCCGGGTCATAGTTTGACGGCACCTGGATGATGCGACCGCGGATATGGTAGTTCACCGTCATCTGCTGGCCGCCGAACTGCTCCGCATCCACCTGCAGCCCCACAATGGCCGTGTTCGGGTAGCACTGTTTCACATCGATGATTTCGGTGTATGACGACCACAGCGTCTTATTCTGCAGCTGGTCCGTGGTGCTGTCCGCCGTCTCCCTGACCATCCGGATGTTAAAGGGCCGGGGAGGCAGATTATCCAGAATCACCGAGGCCAGGAACTGCGAGGTGGTCTTGCCGTTAATGGTGACATCCTTTTCCGTCACCCAGCGGCCATTACGCTGTAACTGAATCAGAATCCGGACAGAGGAAGGATTACGGTCGCCCTTTGACGTGGTCTGCACCAGTGACTGCACCCCGAAGGTAACCCGCAGGCGGTCAATGTTCGCGGACGTAATGGTGCGCGTCACCGGTTTTGCCTTCGTCACTTCCACGCCCAGTCCGGTTTCAGCTCCGGAGGACTCAAAGCCTTCCGGTGGTGTCTGCTCCTGCTCCCCGGCACGCCAGACCGCAGTCACACCGTGTATCACGGGATTACCGTCCGTGTCCGTCAGCGGGGTTTTGTTCACCAGAATACTCTGCAGTCCCTTCACCGGACCTTCTATCGGTCCCTCACCAATCGCATCAATCACACTCATCATCTGCGTGGATTTGAGATTATCCTTCGCCTCACGAGGCGTGTGTGCCTTACCGCCACCTTTTCCCATACAGCCTTCCCCTGAATAAATTAACCGCCACTTGCCATTCCGTACAGAAGTCGGATATCCTTCGCCCGAAAAGCATGAAACACATTTCTGCCATGCTAAAGAGAAACCCCGGTATCAGCAGATACCGGGGTTTTCTTTCATGCCCACCGATAATCCTGTTGGTTAAAACCGGTAATGGCATAAAAATTCTGAATATCTTCACATTTTCACAAACTGACTGTGGCGCGTATAATTTCTCTGCGTTAATTTTTTTGTCGTGATATAAGAATAATTCCTTACACTTAATCTTCGTAACTCTCCCGCAGTTCCTGTCCGCGATCACTGCGGGATTTTTTTATTCTTTTTACCCCTGCCGCCCGATAACCACGACCTTTCCGCCCCCGCCTTCATCACGGGTGCTGATGTCCTGGGATATACGGCGGGAGCCAACCAGCATTTCCCCGTAAGGCACCGGCATCGGGTTCCCCTGGGCAATCATGTTATCCAGCGAGGAAAAGTACGTGTTCTGTCTGCCGTTATCCGTTGCGCGGTAATCCGGTGTTTTTGCCTTCGGGGCCAGCATCTGGGCCACACCGCCCAGTATCATGCTGGCCCCCAGTGAAAACAGCATCGTGGTGGCAGAAAAACCGCCGGCACTCAGGGCTGTACCCCATAACACCATCGAGGCACCGGCCGTGAAGAAAGAGCCCACGATGGCTGCCGCCCCCGGCACAATCTGCAGTCCGCCCTTTCCGGCTCCGGCCAGTCGCGGCACAATGTGGATGACCGTTCCCTCACCCAGCTGTTCGTGAAGACGGGCGTACACCGCCTCCGGTGCCGTGTCATCACCGGCAATACGTATCTGGTACCAGCCTTCGTTCATCTGACGGCGAAAGCCCGGCACCTGTAACGACAGGGCACGGATGGCTTCCGCTGCCGTGTTCACATACAGGCTGAGGCGGCGGCCAAATCGTTGCAAATCCCCGTGAAGGCAGATGCGTGCCAGTGGCGGTGACGCCAGACAGAATGCGTTCGTCGTTGCCATTTTTCGGAATACCTCTCCCGTTTACTCAGTTGTTCAGGAATATGGTGCAGCAGCTCGCCGTCACCACAGTAAATGGCGGCATGATTCGGCACCGATGAACCAAAACAGCACAGCAGCACATCGCCCGGCTGCGCCGCTGACAACGGCACCTGATACAGCCCTGTGGCCTCCAGATTATCAAGATAGAGATTCTGGCCGTTACGCCACCAGTCATCCTCACGATGAAAGTCCGGCATCTCAGTCCCCGCCAGATGGTAAGCGTCCCGGAACAGCGTGTAACAGTCCGTCACCCCGTGCTCAAAGCGCCGCCCGGTGAGATGCGGCACACAGCGGAACTTATGAATCGCCCCCCGGCAGACCAGCCACCACGGCAAATCACTCTGCACCTGCAGCCGCCGGTCGGCCTCACTCAGCCAGGGCAGACCACCGGGATGACTGTGGACCAGCGCCACAATCTCACCCTGCATCTCTGCCTGCAGCCAGTCCTCCGGAGCCATCCGGAAATACGCCTCCGGCTCACCGGAGATATTCACGCAGGGAAAATATCTTTCCCCCTCCGGCGCTCTCACCACGAAGCCGCACGACTCCGCTGGCGCACATCGCCGGGCATGCGCCAGAATCGCTGATTCTGTCTCTGTCATGGGATTTACTGCGAAAGTTTGTTAATGGAAAGGAAGCCGCCAAAGTTGCCGACGTTATTGCGGAACTTACAGCCACTCAGGCATTTGCTGCATTTATCCTTCGTGATATCGGACGTCGGCTGATCATATTCATCCGCGACCGCCGGACCGCTATAACCGCACTCATCGCCGCGATAGGTCCAGGTGCAGGTGTTGGCCAGCATGATACGTCCCGGAAAAACAGCGCCGTCCGTTTCCGTCGGCGTGGACAGTACAAAGGAGGCACTGACCGCGCTCAGTTCGCTGCACTGCTCGATGCGCCAGCGGCTGATCACCTCCTGCTCCGGATCGGCGTCACTGTTTCCGTTGACGAAGTTCACCGCATCCAGAAAACGGGCGTAAACCTTACGCCGGACCACCGTTCCGCCGACCAGACTCTGCAGATCTTCCGCCATCCCGGTGACCATGCCGTACAGATTAGAGACTTTAAGCGTTGGCCTAGCACTGGCTCCTTTGCCGTTCATCTCAAATCCGCTTCCCTGAATGGGATAAGCCTGATACTGCCGCCCCTGCCAGGTGACTGGTTCACCTTTTTCGTTCTGCTCATTACAGAAGAAATAACGATCTCCGCCGACCTCTGTCAGATCAATTTCCCAGAGCACGACCAGCGCGGATTGCTCCGTTTTAGTGCACTCATTGAGTGTTTCCTGCTGTATATCCTGCATCAGTGAGTGACCTCTTCAAAGGTACAGTTAAAATCGGTATACATGGCATTATCCGAAATGCTCCACTCCCTGCAGACAACCCGGACAGTCCTGTTGTGTTTTGGCGGACGCCACAAAAAAGCACGAATCCCGGCATGACGGGATAAAAAACTGTCCAGCGCGGCACGGGAATATTCATCTGTGACACGAAATACCGGTTTAAACGTTTTCAGATCCGCATTCAGACCACCAGCCCGTCTCTGTTCATATCCGTCACCAAACTTTACCGTAATAACTGATGGCTTTCGTGTCGTCTCCATCCCCTCACGGGGGATCCAGTTAAAAACTTCAGGCTCAGGCACTGTACAATCCTCCATCCCGACGCGATGACTGCATAATTGACACAACCCTGCTGTCGATCAGATCCACCAGTCCCCTGGCTGAGCGCGCATCTATCTCGCCATTGCTCCCTTGATTCTGAATGCTGAT